CAGGCAGAAACGGCCTTCCTCATCGGTGCGGATCTTCAGGTTGTCGATCTTCATCATCTGATGCATAATGAAACCTCTTTTGAGTTAACCCGATGCGGCCTACCCAGCCTTTAAGCATCGGGTTTCTTTTTGCCTGTCTGGCGCCCCCGGCAGGACTCGAACCTGCAACAGTCGGAATAGAAGTCCGATGCTCTATCCAATTGAGCCACGGGGGCTATGATTCCGGTTCCGAGCTTCACAGCTGGGGCCGGTCGTGCTGCGTAACCCGGCAGCGGGGAGACAGGATCACCTCCTCATGGCGGTTGCCAGCGATTCTGGATGCAGTGGCCGGTGCTGATCTCCGGCGCGGCTTACCCTCTGTGTCCGCTCAATCATGCTAGGGCCATACGACCTCTATGGAGGGCCTCACGTCTTGACAGGCCAGCTACACCTGCATTCACCGCATCTGGGAGTGGTCTGTTCGGGCTATGGAACTGTTTACCCACCTTCGCGGCATCTCGTTTTCCGCCATACGCCCTATCCAAACCACTCGCAGATGCCCACCTGGTTACCCGCAGGTGGGACCGGGTTGCCGCTCTTTCGCCACCGGCGCGGCTGCCGGCTGATTGGGAGGAAACATCGAAAGCCCCGGCTTGCAGATTGTCTGGAGCGCTGATCTGCCAGCAGCACTGCATGCCCCATGTGAATCGAGCCGCCGTCTTTCCGGCTGTCCGCGACCCTACTCAACCCGGGCGCTGCCCTGCTGCAGCTGTATTACCCTGGTCTTTTGGGAGAGCGCCTGCCTCAGTGAGGAACCAAAGGAGTTAGGCATCGCTCTGCTGCTGTGGTTTTTTCATGTCCAGGCACTCACAGCTTATCCCGGTCGGCGTACTAGCCCCCCGCCGCTGGGTCTAATCAACGCTTGCAGTAAGCCCGCTCAAGCGCGTTTGCGCTCGATTCCATAAGAGCAGCCGCGACAGGTGCCGTCTTTCGCACAAGATCAGCGCCTCTGCGGTTGAATATGATCAGATCAAGCAGATTGGATGGTCTGTCGATTTCGGCTGCCAACTCTTTCAGCTGGCCCAGCGCCTCATCCAATGTGGTCTTGTCAGAGTTGAAAACCGGGAGCGGTTCACACTCCTGCATAACGGCCACCACCTCATCAATTCCGGCTGTGACTTCAGGCAGTGCGCCAAATACAGGTATGTCTTCCAGCGCTTTTTCTGTGCTGTCTGCTGATTCCAGTTCGGCAGTGGTCTCCTGTTCAGCGTCCTGCTGTGCTGCCTTCGGGATCGGGAGCTCGCCACACTCAAGCGAGCAGCGGCCGGAGTCGGTCAGGTGGTATTCGGTTTTTTCCTTCATGCCAGTGGTGACGATCAGGCCCCGCTTTTTCATGTCCTGTATTGCCGGCCGGAATGTTTTCTCGCTCACCGCAGGGCATCGCGCCAGCAGTTCGCCGGCAGTCAGTCCCGGCTTCTGGTTGATGGATTCGAGCAGTTCAAAGATGCGTTCGTCGTTAGTCATTACTGTGATCCTTGATTGCCAGCCGCATGCGCATCAGCGCGTCTATGGCATCATTAATGTTCTGGTTGATGTTGCTCCGTTCCCGGGCAGTGAGGACACCATCAGCCAATGACTCCTGGACCGTCTTCGATACATCCCCGCACTCGCTGACTACAGTCAGAACAGAATCAACCACTGACTGGCCGCTATCATTCACGGGTCCCAGCGCGTTCACACCCAGTTCCAAGCACATGGCCTCGGCAATTCGGGTGGAGTCGGTGTGTTTCTGAAGTGCCACCAGCTCATGAACGCTGAACTTGTTGGCTTCACACTGGGGGTTTGCCTTGTTCAGCAGCACCTGGTGGGACATGCCCATCAGAGAGGCCAGCTGCTTTGGCGCCAGCCCGGTGTTGTGTACGGTGTCGTAAATAGCTGAGTCGATGTGGTCCATTTATCTGCGTCCCGTTAAATGAGGAAAAAATCAGACCTTACGGTTAGTTTGAAGGTGTGGATGATCAGACTTCGAGCGGGTGCGGGATGCCATTTTTTCAGATACTTGTAGCTGTCCACCTGATAAATCTTGGATCTGGTACTGGCGTAACATGGGGATGCCATTTTCAGGCCACTGCCGAACAGCCTCGTAAGTGATATCCAGGGCCTTTGCCAACTCAGAAATGCCGCCGAAATATTTGATTGCATCTGAACGTGTCATAGCGCTCTCCATTAAATCTCTACAAATTCAAGCATGCTTGAACTTTAAATGCAAGCATGCTTCACAAGGGCGCTTGTATATTCTGCTTATGACTACAATCGACCGAATCCACAAACTTCTTGCTTATCACGGCATTCCAGAGCGCGGGATGAGGCGGGCTCTTCAACGCACGTGCGGAGTCAGTTATCAAGCGGTAAGCCAGTGGTTTACAGGTGAGACGTCAAACATCAAGAACGAGCATCTTGCTGAGATAGCCAAGAAATACGGCAGCAGCCTTGATTGGTTGATTTCAGGGATGGGCAGCATGATTGCTGATCAAAGCCATACCAATACGCAGCCAAAACGCAGTGAAACCATACTTGGCACCCACATTGATGCACTGATGGCATCAGCGACCCCTCGTTCACAATCCGCCTTGGAACGCATTGCTGAGGCTGCTGCAAATGGTGACTTATCAGAAGCAGACCTCATTATGCTTGAGCAGATTGCTACGCGTTTTCAGAAGGCTGGCATCGGGCCAGACAGGTCGGGAGATAAAATTAAAGACCTGCTGCAGAGTGAATAGGCTGCTGGATAATCAAGGAAGTGTTGAATGCCAAAAGTTGACGGGGTTTTTCAGTTTTCTAAACCGTCTTATGTTCAGCTCGCTCGGATCCTCCAAGCGCCGGAACCACTGCCAGATGACCAGAAAGGTATCAACAGTACTTATTACGGCAGCCTCACGCTGGAAAACGGGCTGGAGCAACCGGCCTACATCAAACGCATACCGGCAGATGAGATATTTACCGAAGTAATTTGCTCATTGATTTGCTGTGCGATGCAAATTCCTACACCGACTCCTTTCTTGGCGATCCTAGACGGTGACGCCAGTCTCCCAGGGATTGATGCAAGCAGGGAGAACCCTTTGCTTTTTGCAACCGCCGATGCAAAGCGACCTACCTTTAAGTCCTATACAGAAAGTGAGCAAATTTTTCAGCTCTTGGCTAGCTGGGCGCATGCTCCCAGCAGCGCTGTCTTTGATGAGCAGGTTGGTAACATAGACCGCAACACTGGCAATATCTTGATGGACGCCAGTGGGGATTGCTGCTTAATCGATCATGGATTTGCATTCAATACGAGCGTACGTCACGACATGATCCTGGATAACAACACGTTCGCCAAGATACTGCCATACCATGCAAAACAGCTGCGCCCACCAAAAAAACCTTTGGATATTATTTCCAAAGCACTGCCGCGTTTGGAGGGTGTCAAATTTGATGAGCTGCTGGCTTTCAGTCGGGGAGAAAGGTACGCGTCCCCTGCACATATAAAGCGTATTAAGCTATTCTACGAGACGAGACTGCATCATATACGTGATATTTTTGACCTTCGCTTCGGGACATCGGCCAATCAGAGCTTACCGCTATGAACAGCGAATCGATACATGCACTGCTTCAGGAACAATCATTTATTCGAGGCTCATGGATGCCAGTCTACTTGCAGACCGTCCCTGGATCGGATGAGCGCATCTGCGTTGTTGTTGCAGCTGTCGCCTTGAGCGGTGAGTCAAAAGTAGTCAGGACCTTGCAAAGACGTGCCGTAACCACTCTGTTCGGCAATGAAAGCAAAGGTATTAACCACGCAATTGACTGGATTAACCAGAGCCTGAAAAAACATATTACCAGCGGCGGCAACTTGGATGAGTGGCAGATTCCTGTTAGCGGGTTTGTTGCTGGGGCAGTAAAACCGTCCGGTGCAGCCAGTCTGGACGGACTGATGGAAAAGGCTGTTAACCTCTCGACAGCAATTGGCACCTCAGAGCCTGAGGAAGAGCGCCAGCAGCGTCAATTCTCTACCCTCCTTAAAGAGGAACTCTATCGGTACAATCCTGATTACAAACGCTTTATTGACCAAGAATACGTCGTAAACAAACGCAAAGTTAAGTATGGCGTTGTAACTGAAAGATTCATAGCGAACTACCACGGGCTTAACGCTAACACCGCCAGTTACAATGCGGCGCTGGCGAAGATGGTGCGGCTTGAAGATCTCAAACTTGAGGGGTTGGTCGGCTGTTCTATGAGTCGAGAATTCCTGATCGTCCGCTCAGTTGATACTGACAAGAAAGTTCAGGACAGGCTGATCTCTGATTTGCGCTATGAGCTCGAAAAGCGCGAAATAACTGCGCTTGTTTATCAAGACGCCTCCGAACTGGCCCTATCGCTTAACAGCCGCTTGATGGAATTTTTGTGATGGTAACAGGGTCATCATATCAGCACCCGCGCTCCAGAAACTTAACCCAGTGTGACTCAGAAATCACATGTATATTGTAGCCTTCCTCCTGCATAGTTATGGCTTTTTCTATCTTTCTGCCCCATGAACTGTGAGCCCAGTCCCTGCTGCCAATCTCACCAACTACAACATAGTCAGTCATTTGGTTTGGCTGCTTTTGGCACCTCCCGCCTCTTCGAATGATTTCAAGCTCGCACTCTGCACGCGCCCCAGACGCAAACTTTCCTGTTAACACGAACGAACAGTCATTAAACACGATCGTCTCTGGTTCACTGAACGGTAACACGGTAGAGGCTACCTCGTTCGGCTTGTCACCCAGCACCTGCTTTAACAGTTGCAGTATCTCTGCCGCTTCTTCCTGATCCACTAGCCCGTCAGACAATGCTTCACACAGCCGTTCGTATAGGACGTTAGCTGGCCAGATGCTTTGCAGATCAGGGTGTGAATGCAGCCATTTAGCAAGATTCTCCGCCTCGCTTTGATTGACGTGATTATCAAAGGCGACTCCCCGGCAGATGCCGATTAACTCATCAATATTGCGCGTATGGCGAGCCGCTCGCCGCAGCCTGCCAGTTACTGATTGGCAGTGTTCATCAAACGGAATGGATGGCATGGGAATACTCCTTTTCATTGCCGTCTACGTTTCTCGACCTCCTGCTGTACAACCACGACCATAACTAAAAAATATACAAGCATGCTTGCATTATAAATTAAAGCATGCTTTCATTTGTTCAAGCTTGCTTGAATCTACACAGGCATCCAACTGAACAAACCCCACCGAGCGGGAAGCCGTCAAGAAACAGGAGAACCCAAATGGACGCACAATCGGTTTTTACCTTCATCCTGCTGTTCACTGCCCCCCTGCTGGCGCTCACTGCCGGATGGGCTGTGTTTACTTTGACCTTCTGTTTCTGGGCCTTTATCAAGCGCCAGCCAATCGCCCCCGTATTCAAAGAGATGCTGGAGGAGTGGTGATGAAAACCCTGAGCGAAGCACTCAACGTGCTGACCCCGCTGGCAGAGATCGCCCGCTTCATCGACAGCAACGCTGAATACCAGATGCTGCTGGCACAGGAGCTGAAGCGCTCATCCAAGGACGTGCGCGACCTGACCATTGATGAAGTCCTGTCCGCTGCGGATATCGCCATTGACCAGTTCGACAGGGCACGCCGGACAACTGGTGATGATTCGGCCATTGCGGCTGCAGACCGGTACCGGAAGCGGGAGCGGCTGAATGGCGGCTATGTCGTCCTGAACGGCGGCGTGCCAACCGGCTGGATGGAACAGCTTGGCGAGCCCCAAAAGTGGATGCCGGGCGTTATGGCAGTAGGCCCGGATGGGTCCAAGTGGACAGCCCGGGGCGGTGATGAGATCGCCGGGGCTGAGGATTGGGTAAGGAATTGTTGAAGGAGAAAGCCATGTTCGCACCAAAAAACATCATTGCATATACCGTTTCAGACCTCCCTCCTGTAACCGAGCTGGAATCAGCCCTGCGTGAACACGTTTTCACACCGCGCAAGGCATCAGAGCTCAGCCGATCCGGCTGGACAGAACCGGCTCCAGGCGTGTTCGGTGAAGAAACCCTGGTGATCGACAGCAACGGCATGTTGCTGATCGCTCTGAAAGAGCAGGAAGCCGATCTGAAGGGCTCCGTTGTCCGTGAAGCTCTGGAAGAGCGTGTTGCCAAGATTGAGGCCGAACAGAGCCGCAAGGTCTACCGGAAGGAAAGACAGCAGCTCAAGGATGAAGTGGTCCTCGACATGCTGCCCAGGGCGTTCAACAAGACTCGCACCACTAATGCCCTGATCAACCAAGCAGGCGGCTACATCTTCATTGACGCCCCCAGCTACACAAAAGCTGAAAACCTGCTGAACCAGCTTCGCCATGCTTTGGGAACGCTCAAGGTGTCACTGATCCAGACAGAGAAAAGTGCAGACCAGGTTATGACCTACTGGCTGCATGAGGGTGATATGGCCAAGGGCTTCACCATTGAAGACGAATGCATGCTGACTGACCCAATGACAGATGCAGGGCGCATTACCGCAAAGGGTCAGGATCTGTTTAGTGATGAGATCACCGCGCACATTACAGGCGGGTACATCGTAAAGCGGCTGGCGCTGACCTGGGCTGATCAATACCGTTTCATGCTGCACTCAGACCTGAGCATTCACCGGCTGCGCATGGTTGATGAGTACATCGACCAGCTGCTGGACGAATCGCCAGAGGATGCGCAGGCCGCCATCCTTGCAGATGTGTGGCGCTGGAACGCACACCTTACCCAGCTGATCACCGAGCTTGTTACAGCCTTTGGCGGATCAGCAGATTACAAGCTTGAGCGGGAAACTGACGGGGAGGCCGCATGAAGGCGCGTCCGATTTTGTTCAACGGCGATATGGTCCGGGCCTTACTTGATGGCCGGAAGACTCAGACGCGACGCTTGGTGCCTGTCTGGCAACAGCCTGGAAAAACCATGGATGGGACGGAATACATTTCCGTTGCGCAACGGCACCCGCAGTGGGGTTTTGGTGTGTTTGGCAAAACGGAAGCGGAATGCATGCAGAACTATAACGATGAATACCAATCACTCTGCCCTTTTGGAAAGGTAGGCGACCTACTCTGGGTGCGTGAAACAACCGAGGGCGACGGCCATTACTCATGTTACTCGGCTGATGAGAAGACTGTAATCGACCCATTCACTGGATCAGTTGCAAGCTGGGGGTATCCGCGCCCTTCCCGCCCGTCAATCCATATGCCCCGCTGGGCAAGCCGCCTGACGCAGCGAATCACCAATGTGCGTGTGGAGCGGCTGCAGGATATCAGCGAGGAGGATGCCAGGGCAGAGGGATGTGATGACTCCACGTCTGAGGCCGCTGTTTATGCTGGCTGGTACGAGAAACCCCGCCGTGCATTCCGACGGCTATGGGAGCAAATCAACGGCACAGAAATCTGGAGCGCAAACCCTTGGGTATGGGCGATTGAGTTTGAAGTCATCCATACCAACATCGACATCGTTCTGAAGCAGGAGGCAGCATGAACCGCACCGCCCGCAAAGCAAACAGCCAGCGAAGCAAGTCTGACGCCAGATTCGCCCCGTTCCGTGACCAGGCGATCGCTGCACTGAAGGACGACAAGCTGACGTTTGAAGAGATCCGAGTCGAGTGTCACGCCCAGCCGCGCCACCTGTACGAACTGGCGCACGAACTGGGCATCGACACGAACGAGCGCGGGAAACGTGTCGCAGACGCAAGGCGCAAGGCCGCAAAGATTAAATCGGTCAACAACAAGCGCAAGCGGCAGAGCAAGAAGTACATCAGTGCCAAAATCTCCAGCCCAGAGTCCGAGCTGGATAAGCGTGAACGCATGGAGATGACCGAGCGCTCGCTGTCTGGCGATGGCATGAGCCTGCACTGGCTGCGCATGCCCCTTGTTTGTAGCGCCCATCAGTAAGGAGAGCGAAGATGACTACCCTCACCCGCCATACAGAGCCAAGCCCTGCGCAACAGGCTGCTGCGCTGGAACAGTTCGAGGTCCAGCTGCTCAAGGACCAGTTGCGCCAGCAGCGCATTGCGCACACCGAAGAGATCAGCACCATCAAGCGGCAGGCGGAGCAGGAGCCGCTGGAGCGCATGATCGAGCGCTGGAACGGCTACCCGGCTGCCGTGGAACGTGCCGAAAAAGCAGAGGCTGATCTGGCCAAGGCCCGGGCCGAACACGCAAAGGTGACAGAGGCCCTGCAGATCGCCACTGAGAATGCAGACAAGCTCCAGCAGCTGGCCGACCACTACCAGGACCAGTGTGAAAAGATGCTGGCGAAGAACAACACCAATGTCGAAAAGGCCACAACCACCATCGACAGCCTGCGCCATCAGATCCGCGAACTCAACACCCAGATCCGTACCTACCGCCAGATGAACCCGGATCGCCTGCAGAAGCAGGTTAAGCGCCTGCAGGAAAAGAACCGAACCCAGCAGGACACCATAGCCAGTCAGCGCAAGCAGCTGAGCGAGCGTGACGCAGAGCTCAAGAAGCTGAAGGCATCCGAGCGCCAGCTCAAAGAGCACAACAAAGAGCTGATCCTGGCACTGGATGACGCCTGCGAAATGGTGACCAGCGGAGAAGCGGACGCCACCGTATGGCAAGACGATGAGTGGGCTATCGCCGGTCACGAAGACTCGACCCGCCGCGTCTTTATCATCAACAAGGCCACCGGCGAACACCGGGTGTTCGACATTGACCAGGGCATCCTCCGTGCCAAACCGGTCCCGGCCCATGTGAAGACCATGGCCATCGACAAGCTGAAGAACTACCAGAAAGTTGACGAAAAGATTAAGGCGCTGCAATGAGAAAGTTCCACCCGGCAACCACCCTGCCGACCCCGGGCGTCCCGCTCATCATTGAGCTGGCAGACGGGCGACAGGTAGAGGGCATCCGCCCAAACCACGTCCTGAACCGGGATTGCGACCCGGACTGGCGAGACATGAAAGGTAACAGACTGAACCAGGAGGAGATCAAGCAATGGGCGATCAAGTGACACAGACAGGTAAAAGCGCCAGCACCTCTCGCATTGATGTGATCGGCCAGAATGGCAACGAGGGGCTGCACTACCACGATGCCGAAGGCGAGCCGATCCCGGTGCCTGAGTATGGCGAGACACTGATCGAGTGCGAGAAGGAACTGGCAACCCAAGCCAGAACAGGTGATCTCCTCATAAACCAACTCAAAGACGCCCTGTGCGACTTCGGCGATCCAAGCGCACCGGTCGCGTTCCGCATGCGGTCGCTGCGCGAAGACCGGGAAGCGCTGTACGAAAACTTCACGCAGCTGCTTGAGGCAGCCGGTGATGCAGATCATCTCACATACCACATGCTGCTCGAACAGATCCGCCAGAACCGCCGTGACGCAGAAGAGGCCCGCAACGTCCGCCAGTACCTGTCCGGCTTCAGCGATGAGCAGCGCTCACTGACTGAGATCGTGTCCAGCCTGATCGACTCAGCCATCGAGAAGAACACCACTCAGGCAGCTGATCGGCTGCGCCAGCATAACGAGGAGCTGCAGGCGACGATTGATCGAATGCGGGCGAATAACGATCGCCTGCGCCGCAAATACGGAAAACTCCAGCAGTACAATTCCAGTATTGCGGAAGAGAACTGCCGGTTGCGAAAAGCGCTGGAATACGCCAATCGAGACCCTGAGCGTGATGCTGCAGCCATAGAGCGTGCTGCAAACTATGTAGCTGAGAGGATCTGCAGTGATCAATCTGCAGAGGACTACGGCCTTGAGTTGCTCTGCTACGCGAGGCAATTGCGCAAGCGGTGGAAGGATGATGAGAAAATTATCACCATTCGTTATCAGCCAAAGGGCAGCATGTGTGCAAGCTGCGCACGCGCAAACGACCGGTGAGACCACCTGGAATTCGAAAAAATGCGCCAAATTGAGACTGCGGAGGTCGCGGGCGCTAGGGTTGTTGTTGTTCGCTGTACTGAATGGGAAAAGACGAAATGACCACCCTCACCGAAACCGAACGCACCGCCCGCCAGGCAAGGCGCACCGCGCTGTTGGCTCAAGAATGTTTTCATTCTTGATACAGAGAATACGGGGGCAATGAATGATTCACTATCACGGCACACCAATAGGAGGCAGCCGGCAAGATGCCGCGCGATTCCTGATGGGGCGACATGCGCTTGTCTCATTCTATCGACCAGACGATTTGCCGGCAGTGCTGGAGTGCTGCCAGTCTTTTGTGCTGGATAACGGCGCGTACAGCCACTGGAGGGCCGGGAAGGGCCGGGTAGATTTTGACGCCTATCTAGCATGGGTGGAGAGGTTTTGCTGCCACCCATCTTTCGACTGGTGCCTGATCCCAGATGTCATAGATGGCACTGAGGAAGACAACGTCGAACTGATTCATAAATGGCTACGCTCCGGCAGTCGCGTAAAAGGCGTACCTGTTTGGCATCTACACGAATCGCTTGGATGGCTTGAATGGCTTGTAGATAGGTTCGAGTGGGTGGCACTGGGCAGTTCCGGCCAGTGGTCAAAGCCGGGCACACCGGAGTGGTGGCAGCGTATGGCGGAAGCCATGCGCGTCATCTGCGATGACAATGGACGACCTCGATGCAAGCTACACGGACTGCGCATGCTGGACCCAGCAATCTTTACCCGCCTACCGCTTGCGAGCGCCGACAGCACCAACGCTGCAGTAAACTGCGGGAGTGTATCTCGGTTCGGGCTGTATCCAGCGCCGACAGCATCGCAGCGAGCTGCTGTAATAGCTGAGCGCATTGAATCCCACAACAGCGCGGCCGTATGGGATGGATTCGAACAGATCGGACTAGCAATTTGATGGAAACGAAATGACAAACCTCACCGAAACCGAACGCACCGCCCGCCAGGCCCGCCGCAACGCGCTGACAATGCGCCGGCAGCTGCGGCAGCTCCAGCAGTCAACCGGCCCCCGGTACGTTGTCTGGTACTGGCTCAAGGGTGGCCGCCACGGTGCTGTTTCCATGTGCATCCACTGCCAGACCGATGATTTGGCGGTGGCCCGGGAGCAGCGCAAACTGGCCGGGGCGCAGCCGTGCTGCGGTGGTATCCAGAATGTTTACATCCACGACAGAGGAGAGTCACTGTGAAGAAGTCAAAGCTCACCCTGGCCGTTGCCGAACCACTACTGCAAATGCCTCGCTCATGTATCAGCTGCGAGCACTACCAGCACATCGGCCACGACAATGACAAACACTGCCCCTTTCGTGACCGGCATGGCGAAACTCACGGCAAGACCAGCTTCGGCCGTTGCGATCTGCACGGCCATGAGGTGTTCGCCACCGAGATCTGCAACAGCCATGAGCCTGAGCCATTCGTTGAACTGGTCACCGTAACAAACCGACCGGAACCGAGGGCTGTAATTCAGGAGAGACTGCTGTGA